TTTTTTTTGCCTAAAATCAAAATAATTAGTTGACACCATGTCCGGCATTTCCTATATTAAATGAGTAAGCACACACACAGGAGAAACCGATGACCACCTACAACGGATATCAAATTGAAACCGCACCCGCTAACCAGCGCCCCGTCCACTACTACAGCGATAAAGCCAACGGATATCTAAAGATTGCCCTTGGCCTTGAGCGCCGCGCAAAACGGGCCGGTCACGACAGCGCAGAATACAAGCGGTACATGAAGCTGCTAGAAACCTATCTTGAATATAATGAATTGGCTAAATCAGCTAAATAATTAGTTGACACCATGTCACCCAGTTCCTATATTGGATGGGTAGACACAAGCACACAGGAGAAACCGATGACCAAGTTTATTAACAAAGATTTTCACTACGATGGTATGTACCTTCATCACGGCGAAGGCGTAAACCGCCAGTTCATTGCTAGATTCAAAAACGGCGGGATGGTTGCCTTCAAGAAGTTCCTGCGTGAGAACTTCACCGTTGAGGAATACTTTGATCTGCTAGACTCTGACGTTGCCCCCTTACACGCTCTTGAGACAAAGGGGTATGTAAGCCCCAATGTGGCGCGAGTCCTCAGGCAGCGCGGTTATCCGATGACTATTGAGGGCAAAGATCAGTTTATTAAGGATCAAATTGCTCACAGAGCCGCAGTTAGTCGACGTGCTTGGGTAGGAGTCTGACCGAAGAAGCACCCTGATACCACCTAACAGCTAGACTAAGAGAGCCGTCAGTTCACGCTGGCGGTTCTTTTGTATCAAAGAGGAACAGAGCCTCATCAATCCATTCAGCTTGAGATGGATTCCACCGCTTATATTCATCTAAGATTTCACGATCTAAATCAGACAGCGTAGATTTGTTGAGTATCGTATCCGCGATACCTTCCATTTTCAGTTGCGCCTCTGACTGCTTAGACATCTGGGAATGGCCTCTTGTTTATAATGGATTCAATTAGACGTATAAAAAGAGGGTCTACTAAATCCTCACGATCCATGAAGTACATACTGAAGTTTTCAGCAAACCATTCCCGTTCGTTCTTGTCACCGTAGCGAGTCGCTGACTTGCGAGTACCCGGCTTGGCGTTGGACTTCATCCACTTCTCAACTTCCGGCGTGAAGTAAGTTGCTCTGCTGGTCACCAAATACTGTTGATGAACATTGTGACCAAACTCATGGTAGATAGTGCTTCGCATCTTATCTAATGGATCAGAAAAGTAGGCGTCTGATGTCCAAGGTCTACTGGATACCTCGTCCCCCCACTTCCATCCGTCTGGCGGAACGCCTTCGGTAAGTGATCTTTGTCTGCGAAGTTCATACAGTTCATCATCAATCTCTGCATGTCTACGCCTTGAGAATACGAAGAAGTCAAAATCTTCTTGATTCAGGCCGCCGGACTGACCGTCTCTGGTCTTAACATACTTGGGAAAAGCCACCTCAAGACCGCCTAGTCTTTTATCCGTATCAATTACGATATCAGTCTTTTCTTTCGTGAGTTCGTCAATACGTCTATTAGTTGATGCTAGTGCGACATCCTTATCTTTACCTTTTACCGCCTTCTCTGCCAGCGCACTGAACCTCTTGCCTTTGATGCCAATGACCGCATCACCCATATCTGCTAGAGCATCACCCCCACTAATGCCCTTCAAGCCGCGCAGAGGCAAAACCCCCGTGATAGCGGCCAACTGATCAGTCTCCTCCAGCAAAGCATTGGTTATAGATGTGGCATCCTTGGATAGCGTTCCCGCTTTAGCTTTGCCAAAATCTGTGGCAGCGCGGCGTCTAAATCTGCTCGTTATACCGGAAAGCCCATCTGGATCGCGCTCCACAAACCTAGACTGCGACTGTTTGAACCTATCTTGCATCCTATCAATAGCCAGCGCCTTGGCTACGATCTGTATCTCATCAATACCTAGCATCTTAGGCTTGCGTTTTGGGTTGGCCGCTACGACCACAGTCGGGGCTTCTTCTACCTCTTCTTCCGGCTCAACATATAACAGCACACAACGGCAATTGATTACCTCTGCTGCGCCCCCTCTCGGATCACCGGGGTAAGCCATCTTGCGACCACCTACTATGAAATCCTCATCAACACCAACTCTCTTGCCGCTTGCTGCTGCATGAGTGCCTCTTGTTCTGCCATCTGTGTTAGCCATCCACTGCTTTTGCATCTCAGGGACAGCAAAGGACTTCTGTTGCTCATGCGTAGCGTACGATGATGCGTTGTGTATTTCTGTTCTGGCGATAGTGGTCGCTCTTGCCCTGCTGAACCTTGGTTCAAACCTATCCCGTATTGCCCTAGCAATTACGTCAACACCCGCCGTGCTGTTCGCCTCAATCGTGTTTTGTATGATGCGCTGAGTGGTAACGCTTATTTCCGTAACCCTCTCCGCTCCCTGCGTCCTGATGAAGGTGGTAAAGATGTCTTCAAATGATGCAACCGCTTTTGCAGATCGTCTATTCGCAATCGCACGGTCAGAGAAAACCTTGATGGTCTCCTCGTAAAGCTGCCTAAGAGTTGAATCCATACGTCTAAGTATATCAGGGTAGAGACCTCTAGCCCCCGATACACCGCCCGACTCAACTGCGTCAGCCGCTTGATTGCCAATTTCAGAGAACAGCCGTATTAGGCGGAAAGTATAAGAGCGTTCTAGCCCTGACCTTAACCGATTTACCTCACGATATTCCCGCAACGGAGATAGGCGAACCGTTCTTTTCTTTTGCAGGGCCACCATTAGATGACTTCTCCCGTTCCCTCATGATCTGATCCCGCTTGCGGCTAGACCAGCGGAAACCACCGTCCCCACCCCACAAGTCCCAAGCAATGCGGCCAGCCGATGGGAACCCATCTTCCCCTTCGCTAAACCCTTCCGCTTGCTTATCCACTTCATGCCGCGAGAAAAAGCTAAACATATCTAGCACATCCCGCTCAGTTAGGTTCTCTCTAGCTATAAGCTGCCTTGCCCGACGCACCCCAACCCCTGTGCCGCCCCTATTGTACTCTTCACGCCATTTTAAGGCCCGCTCAGCGGCTTCAGACATGCCAGCGGTAGGCTTGGTGTCAATTGCCTTGAAAAGCGGCTGTACAACGCCGTCTGACTTGGAGGGGATTTTTATACCCATAGCTTCGTGATAGGCATCATGCGTTTTGCAGGGCATATAGTAGGTCATGCCATTAATGTCGTGGGTGTGACTGCCTACGCATCCAATTTGCTGCGCTCTGGCTTCTGCCTGTTCTTGCGTGAAATGAAGCTCCATGCTTTTTTCTGTGCCATCAGATTGAGAGCCATAAGCCTCCTCCGCCAGTTTTTCCGCCTCTTCTTCATTGGCTGGCTGCGATGGTGCGGGTTCTGGCTGTCCCAAAGGAAATAGATTAGCTGGTATATAGGCGTCATCCCCACCTCGTAACGGCTCAAGATTCAAACGCTCTCTAGCCTCATTACGAGTAATAATTCCAGTATCGACAGCCCGTATTACATTGTCATATACCATGCGCCGCCGTTCTGCGATGGCCGGGATATCGTCAATGTTATAAGTCAACTTGATACTATCATCGCCAAATGATGGTACTAGCCACTCATTCATATCGCTTTCAATATGACGGAGCATCGGAATGATAGTTTCCTCATACAACGCCAGCCTAGCCTCTGCCATGTTCGCGTATGTTTGGGAATCAGGTATGCCGACAAGCTGACCCGGCACACCAAAGCACAGGGCGATATCGCGGGCTGACATATTCTTCATTGAACTGAAGTCCATGTCTTTGGGCGTCATGCCCATTTCTTTGTAGTCAAAGTCCCCTTCTAATATCATCGTTCGGCCAGCATTTTCGGTCTTTTCAAAACGCTGTGTAAGGTCTGATCTTAGCTGGTCACGTTGGGCTTCAGTCAGCATCGTCATGCTGCCGCTTTCGTCTTTCGGCCTGTAAACCACTGCACCTGATGGACGCGCACCATTCATCAGCAGAGCCACGTTATGGCGATTGCTCAAGTTGTGCTGGTCAATATCTACGGCGGCGGGCATCACAGGACTAAGCCCATAAAAGTCATTCAACGGATTGAACAGCTTAATTTGCTTTATATCTGACTCACCCGTCGTGGAATCTACCGGATATGTGGCTGCGGTCTTACCATTGACTACATAATCGTAACGCTCTGGTATTTCTCTTTTGCCGGGTACAACTTGAACCCTGTCAGGACGCAGAGTGTAAAGCTCCCTTGGATTTCCCTGATCTGGGCCGCTCTTCATTACAAACGAGTTGCCTGACAACAGAAGGTAGCTATAGACCTCTTGAAAGAACTCTGACCCGTTGGCCATAGGATTGGGTCGGCTCAGTAGGTCTAGTATTGGGCTATCATCAATAGGCTGATCTCCACGCATTAGCTGGAACTTAACAGCCGCCGCACCCTGCGCTATCTCATTAACGCAACGATAGACAATAGCGTTCTGGATATACCCATCTGTAGCAAGTTGGTCATACCGTTCTTTCGGGGCCACCCTTGTGCCTACATTCGCATACGCAACAACTGGCCCCTCTTTGATCTGCCTCAGTTGATTTTGAGGGGCGTTAAATAGCGCACCCCATGCTTCTTTAAGGCCCATCAGGATACCCTCCACATCGCTTGCCCGCTTGAGGCGCTTAATTCAGTGATACCGAAAACCAAGGCATCAAGCCTATCTGGTGATTTGGCTGTTTCCGGTGTGTAGCCGCACATCTGTTGCTCTAGCTCACTAAATACGCCCAAGTGACTGACCTTGCCTTGCTCATATAGAGCAGATATAGGCTCTGCCCTAAGAAACTTTCCACGGGATGATCTTATCGCTTTATACGGCACTCCCGACTCAACCGTTCTAATCAGACGCTCTACAAGATCGCCGCCGTTGTTAACTTCAGCTACAATTTTATCAGCGTCATGCTCATGGTACGCATTAACTGCTTTCTGCGCCCACGCATCAGGTGACATCCTACCAGAGATATCATCAATGACATAATATCTATTATCAACGCCTCTTCCAGATATAATTATTCCAGTTTCGTCGCTGTTCTCTCCAGATGTCACGGCAGGGTCAATACTAACCACAATACGCTGCATTTCTGGAGCTTCTGTAACTCTGTGATCCTCTATCATGGAATGAGACCACAAAGCCCCCTCTATGTCATCTATAATTTCAGCGTACAATTCTTGCCGCCCTAGCCTTGTGTTCGCATATTTGGCTTCCAGCATAGCCAACGCTGATGGGGCTAGATTAGCGGCGTTCTCAAAAGTGCTACCTCTTGTGATACATATGTTAGTTCGTTTTGCTAAATCTCTTATCATTGGTATTGGTTTAGGTGTGGTCGTGATAACACACTGAGGCTTATCCCCAAGACGCAGCCCAAATTGCAATTGATCAAATGTATCTGGGTACTGCCAAGCCGCTAACTCATCGCACCAAGCCCTATGAAACTGCGGGCCACGAAGTCTATCTGGTTCCGTTGCGCTAAAGCCCATGATTTTACTGCCGTTAAACAGTCGTATCTCGCTTGCTGTGGTGTTGTATCCCTGACCACGGCCTGACATAAGGCACTCACGAGGAAGGTGCTTGAGCATGCCGGAAACGCCGCCGAAGGCCACCCTTCGTATATCCCCAAAGGTAGGAGTAACAACTGCTACCTGTGATTCTGGATTCTTGAGGGCGTACAGCAACGCATCCATAGCTCCGGTTAGGGTCTTACCCCAACCACGGCCAGCGAGGATTAGCCATACATCCCAATCCCCCGGTGGCGTTACCTGTTCTGGGCGAGAGGTTTTGTGTATCCAATCACTGTATAGTGTGGTTGCCGCTCTGTGACTTGGCTGCGGCAATCGCGTCCAATTCGTCAGCAATTTCTCGGAAGGACTCGGGGATTGCAACATTAGTTGATACCTTTGATATCTCTTGGGCCTCACCAAGGGCAAGTTTGCCTATTTTCTGCGCCTGACCCACAACAGATGCCAACCTGTCTAGCACCCCTGCTGCCATGCCTTCGTAATCAGGGTCATTTCTAAGCTGTTGCTCATCTTCTGTGATCTTTCGCGCCACTTTAGCCATTAAGCTCTGCGCCAGCCTTAGAGCGTTATCATCTAGGCGGTTGCTATGCTCAACGTAATCCTTCAAGCGCGTAGCCCTAATGCGCTCATCAATATCTGTTTGAACGTGGTTTCTCTGCCTCTGCCAATCCTCTTTGCTGGCGTAACGATAGAGAGTGGTACGAGGAACCCCATACTTCTGAACTAACGAGTCAATGCTTGGATAGTCAAAAGCCCCGTTTTCATCAGTATGACCGTGTATGAACTCACGGCGTATGTCCTCTTTCATAGCCTCAGTCATTTTGATGGACTTGGCTTCTTCGTTATCACTCTGTTCCATTTTGTACCTCTACTATGCCTTAACACCATTTTCTTTAGCCAACAATATCTGATGTTTTGATACCCACGATTTGTTGTATTTCGCATCCTTGAATAGTTTGCTGAACCCCGTGATGTGTTTCAACCTCAATAGTTCATCAGCATCCATGCCCAACTTGTTACATATATCTGCATCTGCCCATCCATTCTCTAGCATAGTGAACACCATATTAGACATCCCCGTAACGCTATGAGCGCCTCGCGCCCTGTTGTGCCTAACAGTAGATGCCATCCTGTCATTTATGCTTTTATCTAGAACTACTATGGGCAGATGACCGTGGGTGCTGTCTTTAATGTCTTTGTTATTTTTGCAGGTAAAGTATCTATGGAAACCATCCACGATAACGTACATATCCCTGTCAGGATCATAGACCGTAACAATTGGTTGGGTATAACCATCATGCTTAATTGAGGTATGCAGTAATCCCATCTCCTTACCCGCCACGGTATTAGGATTGTAATCATTGGCCTCAACCTTCTCAATTGGAACCCACTTTACATCATTGATGGGATGATGTGAGAAGTCTGGACTATCCGACATTTAAGTATCTCTCCTTTATCTGCACTAAATTTTGAGGCGGTCGCTTCCGAGCATGCAAATTACCCTTTTTCCAATCCCTGTAAGCTATGATTGATGGGCTATTCAAATACCCTGCAATTTTCACAAACTCCCAATCATTGACGAGAAGTGACCCTATTTGCTTCTGGTACATTTCATCCGGCTTGCGTAATTCGTCATATAGATCATCCATACGCGACCACTGTTTTTTAAACCTTGTTTTGTGATCCTCTAAAGTTATCAAATTATCTGTAAGATAATCCCTGTATTCCTTCCAATCTTTGAACATAGGCGGCAGCTTCTTAACCGCTAACATCTCATGCTTCTGCATATGCTTTGCCTGATTAACGCCCTTAAGTCTCTTAGTAAGAGCGCCCCATGTGTCAGGCTCAACCTCAGGCAAAAAGAAAAGGCTGTGTACTGCTGTTTCATGGTGAAGGTTTGAGACCCTCATTTTATGAGGAGCCTGTCCGTAACGATATAACTCATCATAGATACGACAATACGGCCATTCACCATCATGTATAGATTTCCATACATCACTGAGACACCAATCGTAGAGCGGATAGAACGTATAGTGGTCTTTCTTTTTATCCAGCACCTTTCCCCATGTGATCTCTTTATAGGTTTGACCTGTGGTCAGGCCCGCTAAACGCTGCGGGCTTTCCTCTGCTCTTACCCCAGCCAGATAACAAGCTTTCTGATCTGGAAACCAATGCGCCAGCATTTTAGGGAAAATGTCATGAAACCTATCAGTGCCGAACACGTTCTCTTTAATGCTTATGTCTTCTTTAGGACGCATCCACTCTTCATCCTCGTCCCAACACATTAGCCACGGCTCATCCATAGAGGTTGCGTTGAACAGCTTTATGGGTGCCTGTATCCACAATGGCTCAACGCGAGGGTCCGCCATAGCCAAACGCATATACTCAATGGTCATGCCGTATTCTGCTTCCTGATCCAAGAACATCATTTTCAAGGGAAGCTTCCCGCGCTGCTCTGCGACAATCAAGGCCAACTGCATGGTTACAGTGCTATCTTTGCCACCTGATGTTGAAATCACTACATTGTCAAATTCATCAAACACCCTGTTTATTCTACTCAGCGCGGCATCCCATACGTTGTTTTTTAAGTATATTTTCAACGACTCATCCTTTCGCCGCAAACCGTTATGCACTTACCGTCATAATCAGCCCCGACAATGTGTTTTCCGCCGCCCTCATTAAAGGTGAGCAGTGGGGTGGCATAACCGCAGCACCAATCACCCATGCTTCTGTATCGCGCCCCTAGCGCCTTACAGACGGATATATTGGTGTCATGTGGGCCATCATACTTATCAAACCACCAGACCATAAAAGCATCTGCGCCGTTGAGCTTAACCGGAAAACTTCCAGAATGGGATGGAAGCATCCTCATTAAGGTCTTGCCCAGCGTCATATAGAAGGGCTTTCTGATGCGCTTTATCTCAGAACCTAGAACATCAGCAAATTCTTGATATGTACGCCTGTCACTGACTTCTGCTCTGTCATTGAAAACCTTAAACCCATGAGGCCAAGGTGGCTCACCATAGATAACATCACAATCAGCCACCTCGTCAGGGATACCGTCAACCATCAGATCACTCTGAAGAAAAACATATCCATCACCGCTCACTCTAGTTGATACAGCAACATCCTTTGTATCAAACTTGCTCTTCAAAGCAGTGTGATACATCTCATCCATTCACTGCGGCCCTGTTTATGATCTCCGTTTCATGGGCTGAAGCGCCCATAGTCCAGTATTTGTAGCCGCCCACATATAGATAAATATATCTACGCTTATAAAATGCCTCGGTGATCCCGTGTTCTCTGATGCACATCACGGCATTTTCAAAATCTGATTTTGATGCCCATTCAGACACCCGTGTGTATTCATGCGGTATTGAGGGCATACTTTTGGCAAAGCGCCACTTCTTGCCAGACACGCACTCTTGAAATTGATCTTGAGTCATGATCCCGTAAATATGAAAGTTTCAGCGCAATGCGGACACATCACCTCTGTTCCTTGTTCAGCTTTGCTATTTTGTATGCCGTTAATCTGAGAAGTCATATTATCTGATGCACGATCCAGACTTACATCATCAACATTATATGGACTAAATGAGGGGTCTACGTTTGGTTGGAAATCAACAACCTCAAAACCCTCAACGCCAGTAAGACTCAAATCAAAATTTGCCTCACTTAGCGCCGTCAATTCCCTATAGAACAAACCGTCATCCCATGCTGAGTTTTCACTTAGCTTGTTATCAGCAATGACGTATGCTCTGCGCTGGTTTTCAGTCCACCCAGAGGCAACCACACAGGGGACTGCTTCCATCCCTAGCCTCTTAGCTGCCTCAAGCCTTCCATGCCCCGCTATCACGTTGCTAGCGTCATCAATAAGTATTGGAACAGTCCAGCCCCACTGCCTGATGCTATTCGCTAGCTGCTCAATCTGAGAGTCAGGGTGCATCCTTGGGTTGCGGTCATACGGAACCAGCGACTCAATTGGATGGCTTTCAACCTTGCTAGCGGGATCACTCATTTGCCCTGCCCTCTGTATCGTTTGAAGTTGCGGCGCTTGTGCTTGTTCGTAGGTCTGGATCGAACGCTTTGGCCGATTGATGTCTTCTTCTTAATTGACTCAATCTTGTTTGACCCTTTTGCTTTTGTAGCCATTGCGATCTCGAACCTCAGTCATAAAAAAACGGAACGGCTTATGATAACCGTCCCGCTTTTTATTGTCACCCCTTTTCGTGGTTACGCTGTCATTTACCCAAGCCTCCAATGCCGAGCAAAACTGTTTCTTTGCGCGGCTTCAAGTAAGTCTGTTTCAAACCCCCAATCCTGATAGCCCTGTTTTATACAGTCATAATATCCAGATGAAGGCGGCGCTATCGAATCTTTATGCATCGTGTAAGTCATGTACTCCTCACCCCCCATAGTCAGATACATTTTGGTATAGAGGGTTGGGAACCCTTCATATCTATCAAGCGCCTCTTCGCACGCATCCGTTATGCTAAATACTCCAAGATTTATTAACGCCCCTTCTTCTTCTGTGATATCCGCCACATTGCGAAATATCAGCTTGAAGTGGTTTAACTGTATCCCGTGAAGCGGCTCCGCGTCGGGGCATCTTACAGCCATCTGATCAAGATTAAGGTTTGATCCGTATGCTAAATATAACATCTGCTTTTTTCCTGTGTGCTACGCCGCTAGTGCTTCGCGGCGGGTTTCAAAAAACTCTACTACGCTAGTCGGTATCTCTGCATTTAGAGAATCGTCTATTACTTCTGCCGTACCGATTACTACGCTCCAGAAATCCCTCATTGTATTCACATCCAGAACACGCCGCCCCCGATATGGGTTGCCAACATAAAGCGCATCCAACTGCTCAATAGTGAAAATATGAACAGCGCCATCAGGGCTGGTTACTTTCCAATTCTGTCCACCGGCATGACGCATCTGGCCACCCGCCGTTTCAATCTGTGTTCTCACTTCGTCGTAAACCCGGCTTTTTGAGCGGCGCACATTCATGTTAGGGCCACCCGCGTTTTTCATCTTGGCGCTCTGCTCCATGAAATGCTGGAGAAACAAAATCCAGTTTGAGACCTTGGCGTAATCTGTGGAACCGGCATGCTGGCGAAACTCAATCGTATTATAACGGTCCAAGCTGGCAAGGTTCAGTTTAGTAAACCGCGTATTAAGAAACCGAGTGGTCGCTCTTGCTGGCTGGGCATCCAAAGACTCATCTGTTCCGCGTATCTCGGAAATGCCGGTCTCCACACTTCTGCAATATGTGTTGTTGTCTGAGCGTCGGCTGCGCGGGAACCAAGAGTCAATTTCCGCCTCGTTGTCGCTGTAACGCTTCACAATGTTTTTCACATCCAGCGCAGTAAGGTCAGCAGCTTCAAGGTGAACGTGAACGCCGGTCTGGCGGTTAACGCGGCACCCCATCTCGGTCATGGTATCCATAACAATTTTGAGATCAAAGAAACCGCTCTCGCCCTGAAGGATCGGGCTAACCATTTCATAACCGCATGAGGCATCGGTAACAATTTTCCAATGGCTCTGCGTACGGTGGTTATAACCCTCAACCATGCAATCAACGCCCTGTGCTGAAATGGCCCGTGCGAGTTCTGCGCGGTCTACACCTACGAACTCAAGCTCAACTCCGAATCTGCGTTGCGTTCCCAAAAACATCTTCTAACTCCCGTGTGCTTGTTTGTTGCTACACAAGGAATATACGAAATGCGTGACATGGTGTCAACGATTATATTGCTTTTTTTAAAAAATAATTATGCTTATAATTCAGCATGTTAATTGATGCTTTGATGTGCCTTGCGTTAAATGTTTATTTTGAGGCTAGAAACCAGAGCCTTGAAGGACAGCTTGCTGTTGCTCAAGTCGTGGTAAATCGCACCATAGACGATAGGTATCCAGACACTCCATGTAAGGTCGTTTATGATGCTAGGACATACTCATCTGGATTTCCCAAGCGCCATCAGTGTCAGTTTTCGTGGTACTGCGATGGCAAATCTGATGACCCTACGGATAAGGCCGCTTTTGAAAAGGCCATGCACATCACGATCTATCTGATGAAATCTGATGTTAGTGATATTACGAATGGGGCCACGCATTACCACACCCGACACATTTTACCATCATGGGCGAAAGGCCAAGAGCCGACTGCCAAAATTGGTGATCACGTTTTCTACCGACTTGAATCACGATACTGATCATATAACCTCTCCCATATAGCTAACGCCTGATCGTTGTCTCTCATCTCCGCTCTTGAGGAAACACCCAAGATAGTCCTCAAGGCGTCTTGTACCTCCACCTCATTGGCCGGATTGATTTCCATTTTTTTGGTATCACGCAGCCACGTTCCGAAAGAGACATCCTTACAAAGTATACCGGCTTGCTGGATAGCACCGGTCGCCTTACCACTTGTCTGAACTGATACAGATTTTAACATCGCTACCGCGACCCACATTTCTTCGTGCGGCTTGGGAAGTCCTAGCTTGCTTACAAAACTCTCGGCTTGCTCTATTGGAAACTCCACGACCATCTGAGCAACCTTGCGTGTTTTTATAATCTTAAAATCTGCATAGGTTCCGGTTATCACTTTTTCATCATTCATTTATCAGACTCCTTATAATATGGAGATGCCAACCAAAGACCCATTGCCAGAGCCTTGCCATAATTAGGGCTGTATCCTGACTCTGAAAAAAAAGCCAATTCATCCCCCCTATGGTGAAGTTCAGAATGATGGGTTGCACATAATGGTATGGCGTTCTCATCTCCCGCTTTCATTCCCATGCCCCGCACACCAGACCACGGACGCATCAAATGATGTGCTTGAACTCCTCCGTTACAATCCGATTTCGAATTTACGCCTACAGCGCAATCATTCTCACGGACATGAGCGAGATGCCTTTGTGCCTTCAAAATGGTATCTCGTCATCAAACGAAGTGTTGTTTTCTGGTTGAGGTTGATCCGTTCTCGGCTGGATATCAGATACAGCAAGTGACGTATATTCATTGCCAGCCTTGCTTGTCTTCTTCCAAGCCGCGATTGATTTTACCGAATCAACTGAGATAGCCTCCACCATGCCCTTGCTATCTGGGTGCTTATCGGATGATTTATTCTCATTTTTTTTGATTGTGCCGATTGCCCGATATAGTTCAATAATAGGCTGTCCCTCTTTGTTGTTCCGCTTAACCGCTATGATGCGGTGATCAGTACCATCCATATTGACAGCACCCTGTCGGATAACTTCATAGTGGTCCCTCATAGGGTACAGAGCGCCGCTATTAGTGTTGTCATAATCAGCCATTATACTTCCTTAATTGTGATTGATCTGTGCCTTCCCGGCATCACTTTAACATAACCCCGCAGATGCAACTGATGTACAAGCTCCCAACAATGAGAAGCTGCCACTCCTAAATCAGCGGATATTTCAGCGTATGAAGGCGAGTGATTGTTTTCTTTCCAGAACGCCTTAATAAAAGCCAATGCCTCAGATTGTCGCTTGGTCACACTAACCCCCCTCTTGAATTAATTCGTGCCAATCTCCAGAGCTTATCCCTGTTAGGTCATTTGCCTTTCGATAAAGACGTTCATAGGTCCAGCCATTAACAAACATCATGCTCTCGGCTATTACATCAACGGCTTCAGCGTTTCGTGTTTTCACGGCCTCAATTATTGCCGCGTCAAGATTTCTTTTAGCCATTATGCATTCTGCCCTTCTATTTCTGTTTTCAATTTACCAGCGGCATCTGAGAGCTTTCCAAGCAAGGCAGCAACCTTGTCATCCTGATCTTTAGTTTGACTCTTAGCCCAAGCCGACACCTCTTTCAGCATCTTGCATTGTTCAGTCACCCACGCCTCGCTATGAGAAAACTTATCAATGGGCTGGATTGCCTTTGTAAAC